ACTAATCATACGAACGTAGTAAGATTTAAAATTGTAATTAACAATCGCTTCAATGAAGACATATTGAAGTAGTATTTGCAACCGGGTTAGAATTTACCCCACAATTTGTGAGAAAATCCGTTACCTGGGGGGAACGAAAGACCCCAAATGCTAAGCATGGCTAACGTTTACTGATCAGCTATACGTAGCAGATCCGCGTCCATTCAGATGGACACCCGGAGCTCATTATATTCAATTGGAATAGAGCGTACGATAACTTCGTCCCTTTGTCGCCTTTTAAGGTTGGGACGTCTCTTGGAATTGGAAACTTGGCCAAGAGAGTATGTGCACGATATGGAGCAGTGGTAAATTTACATCGTATGTGTTTTTAATTGAGTATTTTGAGACAGATGAGTGACGAACATCCAAGTAATTAGGAAAAATCTTGGGTGCGGCTCATTTCGGGTGGGGAGTCAATTCCGAAGGCTTGAGGAAGATTCTCCACGAAGTTAAATTTCCGACCTGGCGCTGGGTTTGTACAAAGGGTTAATAGCCCGCCTAGCATCAATACAGCAAAGAAGTTAGTAAAGACAAGAAAATTAAAGTGGATTCTATTGTAAATAAAAATAAAAACAAAAATAAAAATAAGCGTAGGATTGTTAGTATCTTTGCCCGTAGACAAAGGGTTGGACAAGGATGGAATGGGACAAATATGTTGTGTTGTCCCACTTGGGACTTATCGACGTCCCCGAAAGTTAAGGTTGTGGATGCGAGCTATGTATATCTCGAGGATATTTTGTTTTCGAGCAAAGTCTTTGAGGATACATATGTTGAACGCTGCATCAAGGATCAAGTTCTTTTGGAGAACAATGTCGCACGTGTTCGTATGAAATGTGCGGAAAAGAAGGCAATGAAGTACCACAAGTCCTGTGTAAATCCTTGGCTTGTAGGTAAGAAACGAGTTAGAACCTATTCGATTGAGCGATTTAGTGCTCGCGATAAGATTCTTCAGGAGGTATATGACATTATGGATTTTCCCAATCGTGATGATTTTGCACCTCATTTTGGTCAAGAGTGGGTATCCAGCATTGATTCCATTCTTACCAGCTTGTCTTCCTATGCTGGAGAGAAAATGACTGACGAAATCATCTCGCATGTGGAAGGC